GATTACTTTGGTTATTCTGTTGCGATATCAGGTAACTACGCTATCGTAGGTGCTTATTATGAAGACGATGCTGGTGGTACTTACTCAGGTAAAGCATACATCTACAATGTTACTACTGGCGCATTGTTGCATACATTGAATAATCCAACTGCTTATAGTACAAGTGATGGAGATCAGTTTGGCCACTCAGTAGCGATATCAGATAACTATGCTATCGTAGGTGCTTTTAATGAAGGCGATACTGGTGTTATTGGTTCAGGTAAAGCATATATCTTTGATGTTAGTACAGGGGCTTTAGTTCATACACTTGATAACCCAAATGCTTATGACACAGCTCAAGGGGACTCCTTTGGCCGGTCAATATCTATATCAGGCAACTATGCTATCGTAGGTGCTGTTAGTGAAGACGATGCTGGAGGTGCAGCTTCAGGTAAAGCATATATCTTCAATGTTACTACAGGTGCTTTACTACATACATTGGACAATCCAAATCCTTATGGTACGAGCCAGAGTGACCAGTTTGGCCACTCAGTAGCGATATCAGATAACTATGCTATAGTAGGTGGTCCCTACGAAGGTGATGCTGGGGGTAATACCTCAGGTAAAGCCTATATCTTCAATGTCACTACAGGGGCTTTAGTTCATACACTTGATAATCCAAATGCTTATGGTACAAATGCTGGTGACCAGTTTGGCTACTCAGTAGCGATATCGGAGAACTACGCTATCGTAGGTGTTTATACTGAAGACGATGCTGGTGGTACTGAATCAGGTAAAGCATACATCTACAATGTTACTACAGGTGCTTTACTACATACATGGGATAATCCAAATCCTTATGATACAAGTGCGGATGACTATTTTGGATATTCTGTTGGGATAACAGATAACCACGTTATCGTTGGTGCTCGTAATGAAGACGATGCTGGTGGTTTTAACTCAGGTAAAGCATATATCTTCAATGTACCTGCTGTAACTACAAACCTCACAGCAGAAAACTATGCTGGTATAGCAGATGGTGTATACGCAGATGCGGCTACAGCTACGATTCAAACTGCGGGGTCGGTTGATGATGCACAGTCTGGACTCACTCCAGGTCAAGCATATTATGTACAAGCCGATGGTACACTAGGACTTACTCCAGGCACTCCGAGTGTTTTTGCGGGTACAGCAGTAAGCGCAACTAAGCTATTAATTGGTAAAGAAGCTCCTGCAGCAGACCTCAGCAGTTATGCAAGCACAACTTATGTTGACACAGCGGTCTCTAATTTAGTAGACACTGCTCCAGATGCATTGAATACTCTTAACGAGTTGGCAGCAGCTCTTGGTGACGATGCTGACTTCGCAGGAACAGTTACGACTTCATTAGCAGCAAAAGCTAACACTGCCGATCTAGCAACTGTAGCTACAAGCGGGTCATACAATGACTTAACTGACCAGCCTGTTATTGCTGCTGGCGGAGGCTCATTCGAAGCAGTAGCTTCTGGTGAAATATCTGTTGGAGATCCAGTTATTGTGAATCCTGACGGTTCTGTAACTGTTGTAAGAGCCGATGAGTCACTTGTAATTGGAGATTTTACAATTTATGAAACTGGTAATGTAAGTTCTGTTGCTTCAAGTTACACGCCTGACATGGCATACGATGCTCTTAGTAACAAAATAGTAATGATTTTGCTAGAAAAGAATCCTAGTACTGATCGTTATGATTATCTCGAGACTAGAGTACTATCAGTAACAGATGGAGCAATTTCCGATATTAGTGGACAGCAGAGGGTGAGTACTGCGCCAACTGGTGATGGTAGTCAAATTATGTATCCCCAAATAACCGCTGACGGTAATGGAAAATTTCTGATTTGTTGGCATGCAAGATCAGGGAATACCACTAATAGTAATCAGCTTTCTCTTAGGGCGAAAGTAGCTACAATAAGTGGCACAACGCTTTCTTTCGGCACTGAAACATATATTGAATCTGATGATGGTGTCGGCGAACCTTTGACAGCGTTTGTGCCTGATGTAAATAAATTTGTAATTTTTTATGATGCATATAACACCAGTACTCCTGGGGAGGTTGCACATTACGTTAGAAGTGCTACGATATCAGGCACTAGTGTCAGTTTTGGTTCCGCACTTCGGATGACCACCGGTTGGCCGAGTTATAATCATTATAGTTATATTGGCAACAGTAAAGTAGCAACTATATCAGGAGACGATACTCTAATAATATATGAGGTAGTAGGAACAAGCGTAGTTAGACGAGTTACTACCACCATTGGCAGCGCAATCGTTCCTCCAGTAGTAGACAGAGACTTTGCTGCTATTGCATATGATCCTAATTCTGGTAAAAGTATTATATTCATCGCTGGCGAATATTCGGGATATACTGATACTTCATCCGGAGGATTTAATCAAGTATTTACACTCACAGTATCATCCACAAATACTGTTACATTTGGAACTCCGACAGAAGTAGTAGATGCTAGTGGAAATAGATTTAGGAGAGGCTGGTATCCTCATATTGCGTTTAATTCTAGTAGTAATATATTTTTAATAGCATTATATGGCTCAAGTTGGCCGGATGGCAGTGCTCAGTACGCTTTCACAGCAAAAATAAATAACGATGATGTAGATGTATCAATTCCAATAATGAATTCGAATGGCGGTTTCTATATGGGAGTTGTGTATGCAGAGCATGAGAATATATTTGTATTACAAAATGATTCCAAACAAGTTTATACGGTTGCATACTCTGCCGTTACAAATGTTACAACGGAAAACTTTGTCGGATTTTCAAGCGACACTTATTCTGACGGTGATAACTCTACTATAAAAATTGTAGGGTCTATAGATGATAATCAATCAGGATTGACTCCAGGACAAAAATATTATGTACAACCTACCGGTTCTTTGAGTACCTTAGTAGGCAGTCCTGAAGTCGTTGCAGGTACAGCAATTTCTTCTACTAAATTAATAATTAAGGGTTAATCATGAAAACAATAATTGAAAACGCAACAGACTTATCTCATTCTATTTATGAAGATTTTATACAAGTAAATATCGGCGAAAATACCATAACAGTACTTGAAGAGTATCTAGGCGACACGATTGAAACAAATATAATTATTGATGGAATTGACGCCACCAATTATTCTCTTGTTGAAAATGTTACTCCACCTAACGACTGGGCACGTAATAAATATCTTTATGCCGACTCAGAATGGGAATTGAATCCAGATTGGATTGAACCAGTGGATGAAGATCCAGAAGTATAAATAAAAGAAACACCGAAGGATCACACGAATGGCATTATCAACTAGACAAGAGCTAATAGACTACTGTTTGCGTAGGCTTGGCTTTCCTGTCATCGAAATTAATGTTGATGAAGATCAGGTCAACGACCGCATCGATGATGCTATTCAACTTTGGCAAGAGTATCATTTTGATGGCGTAGAGCGAACTTATGTTCAGCATAAGATTACTGGCTCTACTCTCAATCTCACTACTTCTGCTGGTGGTAACTTTCTAAATAACGACAGAGTTACTGGTTCAACTTCAGGTGCTAGTACAGTAGTAAAGAGTGGTTCGGGCACAACTCTAACTGTTGAAGATACTGCTGGCGTATTTGTAGCAGGAGAAACAATCACAGGTTCTATTTCTGGTACCATAGCATCCCTTGACTCTACTACACCGTATGTCGCAGGTGATATGGATAACAAGTATATTCCTATCAGTAACGGCATTACAGGTGTTATTAGACTGTTTAACTTTGGTGGTGCTGCAACTGCAAACACTAGAGACGGCAATCTATTCGACTTGCAATATCAGTTTAGACAAAACGATTTGTACAATCTGATGGGCGCTGACATGATTTATTACAGCATGGTTCAGTCTCATCTTCAAACACTCGAAGAACTTCTTATCAGTGACAGACAGATTCGTTTTAACAGAAAGACCGATAGACTTTATATCGACACAGATTGGGACAAGACTTTTAATCCTGGCGACTATGTAGTTGCTGAGGCTTACGCAATTCTTGATCCAGAAGAATACACAGAAGTCTATGACGATATGTGGTTAAAAAAATACGCTACTGCTCTTATCAAAAGACAGTGGGGCGAGAACATGAAGAAGTTTGGTGGAATTCAAATGCCAGGCGGTGTTACACTCAACGGCGACAAAATTTTCGAAGAGGCTATTACAGAGATTAATGCTATAGAAGACGAGATGCAATCTCGCTACGAATTGCCTCCTTCGTTCTATGTAGGATAAGATCATGCCTACAAACTTTTATTTTCAAAGTGGACTGACAAGCGGAACTACCAATGAACAGCGTCTCATCGAAGACCTTATCATTGAGAGCTTAAAAATCTACGGCCAAGATATCTACTATCTTCCACGAACACAAGTAGCAACTGATGATATCTTTGACGAAGATACGTTGTCTCAGTTCAATCAAGCATATCCTCTAGAAATGTATATTCAGAATGTCGATGGCTTCGAAGGCCAGGGCGAACTGTTTACAAAATTTGGTATTGAGATACGAGATCAAGCTACGTTTGTTCTATCTAAAAGAAGATGGGAGCAAATGGTACAAACTTCTGGCGGAGAATTCTCTCTAGAAGCAAGACCATCAGAGGGCGATTTACTCTTCTTCCCTCTCACTGGCTCTATGCTTGAGATCAAAATGGTAGAGTTTCAAAATCCTTTCTATCAGTTAAGCAAGATCAATGTATTCAATCTACAATGTGAAACCTTTGAATATTCTTCTGAGGTTATTAACACTGGCGTTGCTGTTATAGATAACATATACGCAGAACAAAACATCGATATGTTCTTGTATCAGTTCTTGTTGGAAGACGGTACACTTCTACTACAAGAAGATGGCACTTCTATTATTCTAGAAGACTATGCGCTTACTAAGTCTACAGAAAGAACTGATAATACTGATTTCATTTTAGAAAATGAGGCTGATGATATTTTAGATTTCTCTGAAGTCAATCCGTTTGGAGAAATAGGTTAATGTTTAAAAATACTCAATTCTATCACGAACATATTCGCAAAGCGATTGTTGCCTTCGGGATGATATTTAATAACATTCGGGTAGAAAGAAGAACTACAGCAGGTGAAATCGCACAAGTTATGCGAGTGCCTCTTGCGTATTCTACAAAACAGAAGTTCTTGTCTCGTATTGCATTGATTCCTGATGCAGAATCTCGTGGCGAAGTAGCAATTGTTTTGCCTCGTATGGGATTTGAGATACAACAACTAACATATGATCCTAGCCGAAAAGTTTCTCCTATTCAAAGAAACAAAGCGGTGGGCGAAGGCGATGATACAACTACTGTAAGGTCTTCTTATGTAGCAACGCCTTACAACATGTCTCTTGCTCTTTATGTGTTCGCAAAGAATCAAGAAGACGGACTCAGAATTGTAGAACAGATACTACCTTTCTTCAATCCTGATTTTAATATTACTGTCAACGAGATGCCTACGCTTGGTATTAAGCGAGACATAAAAATTACACTCGATAACATAGACTATGATGATACCTATGAAGGCGAGCTTGCTGACAGACAAAGTATTATCTGGACCTTTAACTTTACAATGAGATTAAACTTCTACGGTCCTGTTGACAATGTAGGAGTAATTAAAGAATCTATTGCTAAATTGTACGAGAAAGATGACTTCTTAAATGTAAGAGTTAAGAGTACAGCTACAATAGGAAACGATGGTGTTATAGATAAGACATTAACTCCAGCAGATGAATATGAATATATAACTTCAATCTTAGAAAGTTTTGGTGATGAAATTGAATAATCCATTTGAAGAGTTAGACGCTACGTTTAACACAAAAGACAAGACAAAGGCTCTTGAGAGCAATCTAAAACAAACACGAGAAGAGAATAATCTTCCTGTGCCTTCTGCAAATGCAGAACAAGACTTAGAAGATGACTTTCAAGAAGCAAGAGATATTTTGAAGAGAACTGCCGAATATAGCGAAGAAGCTATCAAAGGCATGCTTCACATTGCGAGAAACAGTGACCAGCCTAGAGCATACGAAGTGGCAGGTCAGCTTATCAAAGCATTACAAGACAATGCGAATGCTATGATGGACGTACAAGACAAAGCAAAGAAAGTCAAAGGCGAAGAAGTCAGAGCTAAAAACAATGCAGTAACAAATAATAATTTG